AATCGAGATAGGCGGAAATACCACCAATCTGACAAAATCCATTGATGATGTGAACAAAAAGAGCAGAAGCCTGCAGAGCGAACTCAAGGAAGTCAATAAGCTGCTCAAGCTGGATCCTAAGAATACAGAGCTTGTAGCCCAAAAGCAGAAGCTCCTTGCTGAATCGGTCAATCAGACCAAAGAAAAACTGAATGTGCTTAAAGAAGCAGAAAAACAGGTGCAGGCGCAGTTTGAAAAGGGCGAAGCCAGTGAAGAACAGTACAGAGAGATACAGCGTGAGATAGTTCAGACGGAGCAGGATCTTAAAAGCCTTAAGAAGCAGACGGAAGAATTCAATAATCAAAAACTCGACAACGTGGCAGATGGCTTCAAGAAGGCCGGCGAGAAGATAACCGGAGTGGGCGAAAAGCTTAAACCTGTAAGCGCTACCGCGGCAGCAGTAGGCACGGCTGTAATAGCAAGCGCATCAAGCTTCGAGGATGCAATGGCCAAAGTGTCAACAATAGCCGATTCGAGCGTAATGTCTATGGATGATATGAGCTCAGCCATACTTAAACTATCCGATGACACAGGACAGTCGGCAAATGATATAGCTGAGTCTGTATATAATGCTATATCCGGAGGCGTGAACACAGCAGATGCCGTAACCTTCGTAGCCAATGCTAGCAAGCTTGCAAAGGCGGGCTTCACGGATACAGCGGCCGCTACAGACATACTTACAACATCCTTAAATGCATACGGTCTTGAAGCAAGTGAAACGGAGCATATAAGCGATATGCTCATCACGACACAGAACCTTGGTAAAACCACTGTTAATGAGCTTGCAAGTGCGATGGGTAAAGTAATCCCAACGGCGAATGCAAATAATGTACAGATAGACCAGCTATGTGCTGCATACGCTGATATGACAGCCAAAGGTATTGCCACGGCTGAAAGTACAACATACCTCAACTCAATGCTTAACGAATTGGGAAAAGGAGGAACATCGGTCGACCTGATCCTGAGAGAAAAGACCGGAAAGTCATTTTCACAGCTGAGTGCTGACGGAAATTCACTGTCTGATATTCTTGCAATACTAAAGCAATATGCTGATGAAAATAACAAGAGTTTCAGCGACCTGTGGAGCAGTAGCGAAGCAGGAAAGGCAGCTATGGTACTGCTCGGAGATAGCGCGGACGACTTCAACAATACACTTGCTGCAATGAATGATAGCGCCGGCGCGACGCAAAGCGCTTTTAACAAACTGGATACCGACAGCAATAAAGCCAAGAAAGCACTAAATCAGATAAAGAACACAGCAACGGATTTAGGACAAGAGGCACTTGCAATGCTTCAACCGATGATTGCATCAGTGAGTGCAAAGGTTAAAGAGTCCACTGAAAATTTCAAAAACCTTGATTCAGGCACCAAACAGATAATTTTAACAGTCATAGCAGTACTTGCGGCGCTGGCACCGGTACTCATCATCATTGGCAAGCTATGCACGGCAGTCTCGAGCATTATCAACATTGCCAAGCTCTTACAGCCTGTGATAGCGGCAATCAACACAACTCTGGCCGCGAACCCTATCATGATAGTGATTATGGCGGTGGCGGCACTGATAGCGATTTTCGTCGCGCTGTATAACAAGTGCGAATGGTTCAGGGATGCTGTCAATTCAGTGTTTGAAGCAATTAAATCATTCCTTGAGCCGATTATTGAAGCAATCAAGGGCTTCATTGAAACCATATGGACCAAGACACAGGAGATATGGGCTCTGATAGAGCCGTATATCATGGCAGCGGTCGACACGCTCAGGCAGATAGGCTCTGACATAGCACAGATATTTTCTGATTGCTGGAGCATCATTCAATCTGTATGGAACCTCGTATCACCGTACTTTGAGGCTATCTGGGAGAATATCAAGGTTATTTTCTCGGTAGTAGGAACAGTGCTAAGCGGCTTCTTTGATGTAGCATGGATTGCAATCAAGGGAATATGGGATGTGGCCGTACTGTATTTCACACTTATCTGGGAGAATATCAAGGTCGTATTCTCTGTAGTAGGCGAGGTGCTAGGGTCGTTCTTCCGTAATGCCTGGAACATCATCAAGGCGGTATGGGATGTCGTAGTGGCATATTTCTCAGCCATATGGACTGCAATCAAGGGAGTGTTTGCAGTCGTCAAGGACGTGCTGTCAGGAGACTTCAAGGGAGCATGGAATGAAATCAAAAATATATTTTCCGGCTTTGTAAATTACTTTAAGACACTCTGGAATGCAGTCAAGACGATATTCAGCTCTGTCGGCTCGTTCTTCAGAGATACGTTCGGAGCAGCGTGGAATGGAGTCAGAGCAGTATTTTCGAACTTTGGTTCATTTTTCTCCGGACTTTGGAACACGATCAAGAACACGTTTACAAGGCTAGGCACATCAATAGCTGGAGCAATAAGCGGCTCCGTAAAGGCAGGAATCAACGGAGTAATCAGCATGATTCAGAACACCATTAACGGAGCCATTGGACTGATTAACGGAGCTATTGGATTAATTAATAAGATACCCGGAGTTTCAATCAGCAAAATCGGAAGGTTAAGACTCCCTAGGCTTGCGAAAGGTGGAAAACTGAAGGAAGGACAGGCAATCGTAGCTGAGGCGGGACCAGAGATACTGCAGGTAGTAAACGGACAAACCATCGTCACACCTCTGACCGACGGAGCCAAGAACAGGACTCTTGAAGAGGCACTCGGCAAGAGAGGAGCAGGAGACACAAAGGTAGAAATGAAGATTGAAAATTTCTATAACAACAGAAAGCAGGATATCAGAGAGCTCACAGAAGAGGTGCTCGAGGTGGCTGCACAGATTAAAGAAAGGGATGAGGCAGCATATGCTTAAGGACTACATTAACAGCTTTACATACAATGGACACAGTTCACTAGAATATGGTTTAGCAATCAATTCCAAAAATAATGTCTTTGGAGCTCCTAAGCCGGTAATTGAAAAAATCAATATCCCGGGAAGAGGAAATATTGTCTACAACGGCAAAACAGACGAGCTTGACAACGGCGAGTATAGCGATTTCTCCAAGAAATACAGCTGCTTTATGATGCTCGACGACAATAACGACTTTTCAATCGAGGATACAGCGAGAGCCATTGCAGGATGGCTCTCAAAGGAGCCGGGCTACAAGAGACTGGATGATACCTACGAGGAGGGCTATTTCAGAGAAGCCCTCTTCGAGAGCGAACTGTCAGCTCAGGACGTGGCGGTTATGCTTATTGGAAAGATAGACCTGACATTCACCTGTCACCCATTCAAATATTCATATGCCGGGCAGAAAGTAATCACACTGTCACAGGCAGCCACGATATACAATACAGAGAATTTCACCGCGCTACCGTACATGAAAATATACGGATCCGGCACGGTAACTCTGTACATCAATAACAGGGCACACACCTTCAAGGATGTGAACGGATATATTGAGGTCGACAGCGAGCAGATGACGGCATACAAAGACCACACACTATGTAACAATCAGATGCTTACAACACTCTTCCCGAAGCTTGCAGCAGGACAAAATGACATCAGATGGAGCGGAAACGTCAGTAGGATAGAATTAACACCAAGGTGGTGTAGCCTATGATACCAATACTTTATGAAGCCAAAACAAGCGATTTCACAGGAAACGGCACAGGATTCTTAAAGGATGCAACAGAGTGTACGGTCAAAGAGGTAAGAAATGGCACCTTCGAGCTGACGCTCAAGTACCCCGAGAATGGAGTGTATGCTGATAAGCTTACTGAGGATGCGATTATAAAAGCCAAGCCGAATAATAAGGATAATGACCAGCTTTTCAGAATATACAAATCCGGAAAGACAATCGCAGGAGTGAATACATTCTATGCCGAACATATAAGCTATGAACTGAACAGCAACCCGATATGTCAGCCGGTGATAGAGGGAAAGAATCCACAGCAGGCAATTGAGCAGGTTCTTTCGCAGGCAGCAGTACCAAACAACTATACGGCATGGTCTGACATACAGACACGCAACAGCACCGGTGTAGATGATGTAATCAGCGTCAGAAAGATGCTGGGAGGAGTCGAGGGCTCGATTCTTGACACATGGGGCGGTGAATACCAGTTTGATAATTTCACGATAAAGCTCTGGAAAAGCAGAGGCAAGGATACCGGCGAGACAATCCGGTACGGAAAGAACCTGATTACAGCTGAGCAGGAGAAGAACATAGCCAACACAGTGACTGCAATATTCCCATATGCACGTTACAAGAAGGACGAGACAAGCGAGGAAGAAATCCTCGTGAAGCTTTCAGAGGGCATCATAAAGACTCCGAACGCTGACCGGTATGCTAGACTCAAATGCGAGCCGGTGGATTTTTCCGACAAGTTCAAGGATGGTGTAGTAATCACAGAAGACATGCTTCGAAAAGTTGCAACAGCGTATGCTCAAAGCGGTATCGATGAGCCAAGTATCTCAATCAAAGCCTCGTTCCAAGATATGAACAAAATCAAAGGAAATGAGAATCTGGCCACATTCAACAGCATAGACCTGTGCGACATAGTAACAGTCATCATTGAAAAGCTCGACATCGATGTAAAGGCGAAGGTTGTATCATACACATACAATGTCCTTAAAGAGCGTGCCGAGAACGTGGAAATCGGAGAGACAAGAACCAACCTCACCAAGCAGATTACAGCTGAGAGCAAGGAGCAGGCTGACAGAATAATAAAGACTGCCACATTTTCGGAGAAGCTGGAAGCAAGCCTCAAACAAAGAATCGCGGATGCAACAGCCGCCATCACCGGCAACAGCGGCGGCTATGTAGTACTCTATCCGCCTGAGAATCCACAAGAGATTTTCGTCATGGACACTCCGGACACCAAGACCGCCAAGAATGTATGGAGGTGGAATAAGGCAGGACTTGGCCACTCATCGAACGGAGTTAATGGACCGTTCAACGTGGCAATTCAGCAGGATGGGACAATCATAGCAGACTTCATCGGCGCCGGAGAACTCGACGGTATGCTCATCAAAGCCGGAACGGTCAAGGCTGAGTCGTTGTCGGTGGAATACAAACAAAGCGTTACGACAGAAGCACAAGAACTTGCAGATCAGGCAGAGAGCAATGCCAATTCCGCCACTGATGATAAGCTCAAGAACTACTCAACGACTACAGAAATGCAATCAGCGCTGACAGTAGAGGCCGGAAAAATATCGGCTGAAGTCTCGAAGACATACGAAACAAAAGAAAACGCAACACAGAAAATGACAGATGCAAATAATGCACTTGAAAGCTATAAAAGAGAGGCAAATGCTGCAATAGAACTAAATGCCGATGCTATAAAGAGCAGGGTCACGGCCGATGAAGTCACATCCCAAATAGAGCAAAGCGCAGAGTCCATAAGGTGCCAAGCCAAAAAAATATCATGGAAAAGCGACAGCTCGGAGATGACGGAAGATGGAAAACTAACATGCAACGACGTTAAAATCAATGGTGGCGACATCAATTTAATCCAAATAGGCAATTTACCCAGCATTAGCGTTTACGATAAAAAAAAGAAACAAGGCTTTACGATACATAAAAGCAACATATATGGCTTCAATGATGAAGAAACCAATACAATCACGGTTACCAACAACAGAATAGGCTCTATAGCCCTAAGAGGTTCATCGACTGGAGATGGTAGCGAATGTTCTCTCTACAATCATAGCCTTAGTCTTGATGGTGCGCCAAACAGCGGACAATATACAAATATATCGGCAACAGCATTATATTGCACCGGGAGCAAGCACAGAGTTGTGCGAACGCAAGATTATGGTGAGCGCTTACTATGCTGTTACGAGACACCAAGCCCGATGTTTGGAGATGTCGGAGCTGCACAGACAGACGAAACAGGAAAGTGCTTAATTTTCATCGACGAGAAATTTGCTCAAACGATAGACCTGGAATATCTATATGATGTATTTTTGACAAAATACGGTCCGGGCGATTGCTATGTATCAGAGCGCACACCATCGTATTTTGTTGTAAAAGGAACAAAAAACTTAAAATTCGCTTGGGAAGTCAAGACCATACAAAGAGATTATGAGAATTTAAGATTGGAAGCACACACACGGGAAAAGGATGATACAGACTATATATATGATGTGTCGGCATATATGAACACATTACTTTATCAATTAGATTAGGAGGAAACAGCAGTGATTAACATTAAGGCAATAGCAACAGCAACAGATGGCTCGGTTAAGAGAATGGCCGTAACGTATGACGTCATTAACGAAACAGGAAAAGTTACAACGGCAAATGCAAAACTGAACAGAGTAATAGTTGATAATTCAGTACTCAAAGCAGTAGACACACTTGAATTATTCGCAAAGAGTAGTGTGAACGAAGCAATCTCTGAATAAGGAGGCATACATGGCAGATTTACAAATAACACAGGAAATCACAGTAGACCTTGACGACAGAAGCCCTTTTGAATATGTCGTAGTAAAACAGGGCGATAAGAACTCAAGAATAGTAGCTGTGACACTCCTACAGAATAAGCAGGTATTTACAATACCGACTGGCACCACTGCCAGAATCAAATACTACAAGCCCGACGGCAATGAGATCCTGAATGACTGCACGATATCAGGCAACAAGATTCTCGTAACGTACACAGAGCAGATGCTTGCGGCATCTGGTACCGGTAAGGGCGAAATAATGCTGACCAAAGACTCTAAAGAACTAAAATCAGCGACTTTTTATACAAAAATTGTGAGCTCAGTATACAAGACAGACGGGTTCGTGAGTGACAAAGAATTTCTTTCTATGAGAACAGTTATTAACGATATGGATCAGGCAGCGCAGGCAGCCACCACAAACGCAAACATAGCAAAGCAGGCAGCAACCAATGCAGATAATGCGGCACTGGAAGCAAAAAAACAGGCAGAAGAGTTAAGGAAAGAAATTGAAAATGATCTTGAATTGGAACGGGATAAGATTGTCAATGTGCATATTTGGGAGAAGATCAGTTCTAAGCTGATTCCAAATTTGGCCGCAGAAAAAGCACTAATTCTTGGGAATTGGCCAGCGAACGTTGCTGGAATGAAACCTAATTTTACAATCAGCTACAGTGATGCAATCAGCGAGGAAAATGGAGAAGTCGTCCTTGCCGATCCTGTAAAGACGTATCATGTTACAGCTTCAAGCGATTATCAAAAGCTGAATTTCCTGCGTGGAAAATACGTTAAACAAGAATCCGGAAATAACGGCGTATTCAAGGTTGCAACCAATGCGACGTTTGACGTTGTTACAGAAAAAAATGGGATAGAAGTATACGTGATGAAATGTTACAACGCTCAGCATGTAGATTCTGCCGGGTACACATCTGAGTATGTGACGTCAGCAAACCGTAGTGCTTATCCTGACAGCGGACTACAGAATGAGTATCGGTATGAGTACAGAGGGACAATCGGTCAGGCACTAACCAAAGTAAGCACAATAAGCAATTAAAGGAGGAATCGACATGAAAAGAAAAAGAAGAAAATTAGTAGCAATAATCTGCGCGCTCACACTGGCTCTTTCCAGTGCCGTACCGGTGTCGGCATGTACGCCACCACTTAATCCGCCGTCTGTTAAAATCCCAGATATTAATTTTCAACCTGGTGGTGCTTTAGAAGATGCTATTAGCAATGCTGTAAAAAACTGGATTGAGAAATGCATCCTCGGTACACCGACAGTGGAGTACGCGTCTTACTACAAGAGTGCATTAAGGTATTTTCATTACACCTGCGTAGCGGTAAAGTGGTCAGAAGTTGAAAATGCAACGAGTTATAAAGTTAGAGTTACAAAAGCAGATGGATCTTACAAAGAATTTGATGCAACATATACATCATTTTATGCAACGAATTACACAGATGATTTTATCGCTGACGGAATGGACGGTGCGACAGTGGAAGTAAGAGCTTACGGAGGCAATGATACGTTTGGCTGGTGGTCAGATGCTGCCGCCATTACGAGATTCGGATATTAGGAGGGATAGCATGATAAGAGGCACCACACCTACGTTGGAGTTTACACTGCCATTTGACACATCACTGATTGCAGAGATGTATGTCACGATAGCACAAGGCGAAAAAACGGTGTTGGAAAAAACCTTGTCGGATTGCAGTTGTTCCGGAACATCCGTATCACTGGCTCTGACACAGGAGGACACGCTGAGATTGCAGCAACAGCCGCACTCACGGGCTGAGATGCAAATAAGAGTGCGGACTACAGCCGGAGAGGCTCTTGCATCCGACATCATGAGAGTATATGTTGGCAGGATCCTGAAAGAAGGAGTGATTTGATGCGATTCGATGTAACTTTTCGCGAGCTTGATAAAAAGCAGATCAAGGTTGACTTTGAGCATTTACAGGTTGTTTCCGACAATGTTGGAGTGGATTACTACAAGGGCGATTACACGGTCACGCCAAAAGTCGAAAAACAAGAGCTTGCGACACGTCAAAAGTTTCTGACAGAAAATGTAAAAATCAAAGAAATTCCATTCTTCGAGGTGTCAAATCTTGAAGGTGGACAGACGATATTTATTGGAAAGGAATTGTAAAATATGAGTATTAATAAAGTAGTATATGGTGGAAAGACATTGATTGACTTAACAGGAGATACTGTGACTGCGGATAAGCTGTTGAGCGGTATCACGGCACATGGAAAAGACGGAGAACTGGTCACGGGAGCGTGCACGTTCGACGTAGACTCTAACGATGCCACTGCCGCAGTTGCGGAGATTTTAAAAGGCAAAACCGCCTACGCAAGAGGTACAAAGCTTGTCGGCACGATGCCGAATAATGGAGCTGTGACAGGCTCTATCAAGACTCTGACAGACAGCTATGTGATTGCACAGGGCTACCATGATGGTTCCGGCAAGGTCGGAATCGATGCCACAGAAAAGGAGAAACTGACCGCTAATAATATCCGAGAGGGTGTGACCATCCTCGGAGTAAAAGGTACGATGAGCGGCAGTGAGGGAGTAAAGGCACAGGCTAAGACGGTCACTCCGTCAAGTGTACAACAGACCATTCTGCCGGATGCTGGATATACGCATCTGTCACAGGTTACAGTGGAAAAGATTCCGTATGTAGAATCCGAAAATTCTGCCGGTGGAACTACAGTAACGATTGGTTAGGGGGTAATTGAGTATGACTGTAAATAAAGTGGAATATGCCGGTAAGGTATTACTTGATTTGACAGAAGATACAGTAACACCAGACAAATTGATAAGTGGTGAAATTGCTCACGATAAAACTGGTGCAAAAATTGTTGGTACGCTTGAGGATGTCGGTGATGGTAAATATATCTGGAAAAAGCATATTGGAAAGGTATGGGATGTTACAACAACGCATCTTGGAACAACAGCACCATCTGATTATTCGGGTTTTGTATATGGTTACTATATTGCAACAGATGATGGATATTTTCTGCTGAAAGGAAAAGAAGCTGTATTAGGTGACGGACTTAGTTATATCAAAGGAAAAGGTGCAGAAACACATCCTAAATCTGTGTATCAATTATCTAATATATATTCATATCCATCCGGATTTACGAAAAATTATTACAGATTAGATATTGGTGATACCTATACAGAAGGAAAAGGAAGCTTCATTGGATATGTTTCTTCGGATAATTCAAGTGCTTATCCTGATGACGGACTGAAAGATGGTTATTATTACGTGAAGATTCAGGAAGGAACTTCTTCAGAAACAGATACATCAGATGCTACCGCTACTGCACCAGATATCTTAACCGGTAAAACTGCCTATGGAAAAGACGGAAAACTGACAGGTTCTATGCTGAACAATGGTGCTGTGACAGGCGAAATCAGCACAAAAGATGGTGCGTATACAATCCCACAAGGATATCACGATGGGTCAGGGAAAGTTGCTATCAGTGAGTCAGAACAGGCAAAGATTATTGCTTCCAATATCAAGAAAGGTGTTTCTATTCTTGGTGTGACGGGCTCATATGAAGCAACTGCATCAGGTGGCAATAACAACTGTGAAGCGTATCTTGTAGATGTAACAAATCCAACAGTATCTTTTAAGACAGCATCTGGTGTAATCAAAGCATACGGTTACGCTTATGAGACTACAAAATCACAGTGGGGCGGTTCTAATAATACAACCATGTATGCTTTCAACGGCGTAAACTATTATAAACCAGCATATTATGGTTCGCCAACATCAACAAACATTACTCTCGATGTTTCTGGAGGAAAGCTGACAGGATTACCGTCAGGATTAAGTGGTGGAACATTATTAGTTACAAGAGGTATTTAGAAATGCGGTATAAACAAAGGAGGTGATAATATGGCCGGTCAGAGATTACCTATCGAGGTAGTCCAGGCTCGAGGATCTAAGCACTTAACTAAGGCGGAGATCCAGCTATAACTCAAATAGGAAAGCAAAAGAATCACAAAAGAGGAGATATATACTCGAATATAATATGAGAAGATATTGTGATACAGACGACATAGAGAAAGGAGTATAAGATGAAAGGAATTGACGTATCATCATACCAGGGCTCAATAGACTGGGGCAAAGTTAAATGGGCTGGTGTACAGTTTGCTATTTTGAAAATTATCAGAAAGGACCTGAACCCGGACAAATCCTTTGAAGCAAACTGGAAAGGCTGTACAGAAGCCGGAATGCCGATTCAGGGCGTATATAATTACTCATACGCCACTACAGTAGGAAAGGCAAAGACGGATGCACAGAGAGTAATTGAGGTACTTGCAGGAAGAAAGACATTTGTATGGCTTGATGTAGAGGACAGATGCCAGCAAGGACTTGGACAGACCCTAATCGACATTATCAATACATATCAATCAGAAATAAAGGCGGCAGGGCTTGATTTTGGAGTATACACCGGGCTTAGTTTCTACAACACCTATATCCTGCCATATGCCAATCAGATTAACTGTCCATTCTGGATAGCCCGCTACCCATCCACTAAAGGAATGACAATCGGGGATGATCCGAACGATGCCAAGAAGCCTACTATTGTACACAGTCTGTACGGATGGCAGTACACCAGCGCATTCACCTGCTCCGGACTCAATAACAGCACGGATGCAAGCCTCTTATACGTGGAACTTGGAGCAAATGATGCAACAGCAACAAGCCAGCCTGCATCTGCGCCAGTCAAGCCAAGCAATGAGAGCTGGAAGGGCGACATTGATTACTATCTGGAAAACGAAGAAGTCAGAAAATGGCAGCATGCTATGAATGTAGGCTTCGACCTTAAAGGAGCTGATGCACTGAAAGAGGATGGTAAATTTGGAGCAGACTCGCAGGCATTCGCAAAGAGCCACAACCTGTGGAGCGGCCAGAAACATTACTGTCCGACAGCAATCAAGTGGCTGAGGAAAACGCTACATAATGTATATAGCTTTACTAAGCTAGATACAGACTATAAAGAATGGAGCGACTACCTCTCGAAATGTGTGATGGTATTCCAAAAAAATAGAGGACTGACACAGGATGCATGTGTCGGACTTCTCACAACATACAGACTTTTGAAAGGATAAGGAAAAAAATGATGAATGATATTACAAGATTTTTTGCAACAACAGCAAGCAACAAAATTATGGAGATAGTAGTTATTTGTATAGTGATGGACACTATCTTCGGAGTATTACGAGCAATCAAGGAGAAAAAGTTCAATTCAAACTTTGGAATCAATGGAGCAATCAGAAAGGTCGGTATGTTGATTTCTCTTGTGCTTTTGGCTCTTGTCGACTCAATCATAAGATTGAACCTCATCGGATTCATCCCGGCCGGTGCAAGAACATATCTTCCGGAACAGACAGTCGGAACAATGGAGTTTTTCGCACTGTTATATATTGCATACGAGATAGTCAGTATATTAAAGAATATGTCATTATGCGGATTACCGGTCAAAAAGGTATGGCGCACGGTCAAAAAGGCGCTATCAAAGTATACCAATGAGCTTCCAATGGATTCGGCAAATTAAATAATTACAACACAAAAATAAAGGTATCTGTCAGAATGGCGGATACCTTTATTTTTATGAAAAATTAAAAGAAATTTTAAACAATACTTGACATATGGTGCACCATATGATATTATATACTTGTAAGGAGGTAAAGACAGATGAGTAAGAAAAGAAAAAAGAAAAAGTGCAAACTCAAAGATGTGGTCTTAGTATTCAGCATAATTCAAAGCTTGGCGGCAACGATATGCATGATATACGAAACATTCTTTAAGTAAGCACTAAGGCGGTGGGTAAATCCCACTGCTCACCGTCTATTTTACAGCATCTGTTTAAAAATGTCTATGATTAAAACAATAACAATTTCAACATGGGTGACATTCATATGCTTATGTTACCTGGCAATTAAAAATGGATTAGACATATTCATAGGAGTTGCCATACTGACAAGCGCGCTAAGCGGAATATTAGACATTATATATCTGAAAAGAGGTGACAATTAACATGCCAACAGGAAACCCAAAACCACAGACAATAGCAACAGAGAAATATGCAAAAAAGGCAGGCTGGATATCCAAAAGCTACAAACTCAAAAAAGATGTAGTTGACGAATATACACAGGCCTGCAAGAGAGCAGGAGTAAGCGCCGCAGGACAGCTTACAACAATGATGAAGAGCTTTGCTAAGGAGGTCAACGGAGCGAAGTACCATATAATAGAAAAGCAAGAGAAGAGTTAAAATCATACAGTTTTGAAGAGTTGAAGGATTTCTTTGAGCCTAACGAAGAGTTCGAGGATTTACACAAAGAGTGGGAAGAGATAGAAGATCTGTTCGATTTAAATGAATTTATCGAGCATGAAGCTGACGGAATGGAGGTGGAGTATACAATAATCGAAGATTCAGAGTCTTAAAACGGGAAACTTTGGATGAACCTTCCTATATATAAAGAATAAAATATAATTAGAAATTTCCCCAAAATTTCCCCAAAATCATTACACCATGCATGAATACTGATAATTTGGGAGAAAAATAATAGGTTCGACTCCCGTCTAGTCCACTAAAAGGCGGTTTGTGATAAAACCGCCTTTTTTCTTGCCCGATTTCCTACAGCAGAAAGTGCGGTTAATAAATCATTTAAGGAGTCAGTAAAACTGTTATTTCAGGTTGTCGAAAACATCGTAAAAACGCGGAATGTATCGTATTTGAAAAATTAATTTAAAAAAATGTAAAAAAGTGTTGACAAGTATGGAATAGGGTGATATTATATCGAAGTCGCTTCGGTGAGGCAACAAAAACGAAACGGCAAAACAGCATATCGGGGTGTGGCTCAGCTTGGCTAGAGCGCCTGGTTTGGGACCAGGAGGTCGCAGGTTCGAATCCTGTCACCCCGA